CGTCTGTTACCGAATGGTGCGGTGAATTTAAAAGGCAGGTGTCATAATGACTCACCCAGTAACAGATGAGGAGTTTATAGCGGCATGGAACTCATGCGGATCAGTCACTAAGGTAGCTGATATTCTAGGCATTAACCACAGATTGGTTAATCGCAAGCGTAGAGACATAGAAAAGCGGCAAGGCATCCAATTGCTTGCTACTGCTAAAAACAGCCCTGATTTCAATATAACTTTGCCAGCTAACGGCGTTAGAGTTAATGTTGGATTGGAATCAGGCGTTGTTATCGTTGGCTCAGACGCTCATTATTGGCCAGGAATTATCTCTACGGCTCACAGAGCCTTTGTAGTAGCTGTTAAAGAGCTAAACCCTAAGATGGTCATCATGAACGGTGACGCGTTTGACGGGGCTAATATCTCACGACATCCACGAACAGGATGGGAAGCCAGACCTAGCGTTAAACAGGAACTAGAGGCTTGCAGGGATCGTATCTGTGAGATCGAGGATGCTGCTGGTAATGCCAAACTGCATTGGACTTGGGGCAATCACGACATACGTTGGAATAGCCGATTATCCTCACAGGCGCCAGAGTTTGAGGGCATCCACGGCATGAACTTGACGGATCACTTTCCACGTTGGAAGTTCTCAACTTCGGTGATGATAAATGACCATACTCAGATCAAGCACAGGAATTACAACGGAGTTCACGCTGCTTATAATGCTGTTGTTAAGTCTGGCGTGTCTACAGTCAATGGTCATCTACACTCTCTTAAAGTCACTCCTTGGACTGATCTGACAGGTACTCGCTACGGTGTCGATACAGGCTCTCTAGCCGACGTATGGGGCGCTCAATTTGAGTACACAGAGGACGGTACTAGAAACCATCGAAGCGGCTTTGTGGTGCTGACATTCTACGAAGGCAAGTTACTGCCTCCGGAGATGTTAGAGGTCATTGATGAGGATAAAGGTCTTGTTTGTTTTCGGGGACAGGTAATCGCGGTTTAATCCAGCTCGACGTCCAATCTGCTTTGACAGGCATAAGTCTGGCCCTGCGTTTAGCTAAATGCAGGTCTTTCTTATCTAAATCTTGATTAAGTCTATTCCTAGCTAACTGCGCTCTCTCCTTTGATGTAAGAGGCGCAGGTCTAGCGGCATCGTTATAGTTGCCAATGCAAAACACAGGCACATAGACTTCTTTTATATCTTTCTGCTCTTTTATCCAGCTATCAATGTAGACGAGTTTAATCTTGCGTAAATGCTTGATATAGCCCTTCATCCACTTATTTGAGATAAAGAACTGCTTTTCTATCTCCGTGTATGTTGATGGTGTCTCAAGAATTTTAAGTAACTTAGCCATCCTTATTTCTGATGGCTTTGTGTTGTATTTCATCTCATTCATCTTTGACGAATACTCCGTTTGAATTTAAGAATCCTTTGCGGTCTTTAATTTCTGCATAGGCATATTGCAAGCAGTGAACGATAGAGATGTCTTTGATGGCGCAGTAGATTATCAGTGTGACCAGCACATCGCCGACACCATCTCTAATTTGCAATGGATCGTTTTTAATTTCAGCATCACATAGCTCACCTAACTCACTAACTGTTTTCATTAGCTGGTTGGCTGCTTTACCGTTTTTAATAATCCCGCGAGCTTCTGCCCATCTAACAACATCTAACTCTAGTGATGTCCATGTCATTTACATATCCTTTTCTTTGCATCTCTAAAGTTAGACTCAAACATCCAGCCTACGCACTGTTTATCAATATCGGGTGATGTTACTGACGCTACACCTTCAGTAAATCCGCGATGATATTCGTGTTGCATCCTGTTTATCACACCTAAGCCAATGCCAGGTATAGACGCAACAACCACAATTAAGATCATTCCCCAGCGCATAGCTGCCTAATCTTTTTAACATCAATACCAAAAGTCTCATGTACTCGCAGGATGATCTCTGCTGACGGGACTATCTTCTTATTGCGAATCTTTGACAGCGTAGAGATACCGATCTTCATGTGTAAAGCAATAGCACGATCATTTTTGAAACCGTGGTTTTTAATTAAGTAGTCAAGTAGTTCCATTTTTATCCTTTATAAGTAGTGCAGGGTCACCAGTTCGAGAATACATGAAGGAGAATCTGGCCCCTGCTGCCGGAGTTACTCGCCACTACCGGCTAGGCGTGCAAACTCTAAAAGGGTATCGAATCTAAACTATCATCCGTAAACTTTTCCTGCTTTACTGCTGGTTTTGCTTCCTTCAACTTAAATGAGCAGCTCATAAACTTGCCAGACTTACCTTCTTTTAGCCAGGCTGATACATAGACTGCGTTACCGTTTAAGTCTTTGCCATCGCCTGAGTAGTCAGGATGATTGTCTGATTGCTTTTGTTGATTCTTGAAAAGTGAGAAGCTGCCTGGTTTTGGATCGTATGCCATAAATTTACCTTTATCGTGTGGTGAACTTCTTAATTGCTGCGCGTTGCTTAGTTTCAAACAAAGACCAAAAAGCTGTTTTATGATCTGGGTCTAAATCTAATTCTTTAATCCAATCTACTGCACCTTCCAAGTCATCTTTTGCAAGCATTGAAAGAGCTGGCATTGCTGCATTTCGCAACATTTCTTGATCTTCAGGTGACATAGAATTAAATACATCTACTGTAATCGGTGTAGCTGATTTAGATTTAGCAGGTATAGTTTCTGTAGGCTCGCTAGAATCAATTGCATCGTGTTCTACTATCTCAAGTGCTGTGACGTATAAGTAACGGCGGCTATAGGTCTCTACTGCGCCTAGATTCTGTATTGGGTGGCAACCTTTGAGCTGCGCTTCTGCCATTGGGCTAGTAAAGGTAACGCAACCACCATTTTCAAAATCAATAATGCGTAATGTGGCAAGATCAGTATCAAACGATATTACAGGGCAAAGTTTTAACTCAAAGAAAATTGATTGTATAGCTGGCAGGAAGTCACCAAGCTCAAAGTATTTATATCCTGCAAACTTATTGTGGCCTGACTTCTTTAATTCTGTGTGCTGCAATTTGATACGTGCTTGTTGTAGCTTTTGATACACTAATTCTCTTTTTGTTTTTTCGTGGATAAACCATTGTTGCTGTTCTTCTTGCTCTTGTTGCTGGCGCATGATTATTTACCTTTATTTGAATTTTTTAGCGATGACAGTATTGAGTGTCCGAAGGTTCGATACAGTTTGAACTTCTTGAGCCTTAATCTGCTCCTTGCGTATTCTGTCAAAAGTTTTCTGTATATTTGTCTTACTAGAGTGAACATATTTAAACCTTGGGTCTAAGATTGATTTGGTGTCGTTCATTTCTCTCCTTATTGAATGTAAGAAACTAAAAGATACCCTGCAATCAATAAAACTGCAATCACTTTCGGATGTCTTGCAAGCCAATCGTCAGTAGCTAATAATTTCATTGTTGTTCTTCTTTCATTTTTAAAAAGTTAGCGGTTGTATAAGGTACGCCAATCGTTGTTGCTTTGCGTTGGACATCCCACAAGTGATTAATAAACTGTCCTATATTGGTAAACTTGGTTCCTAATTCTTCATTGATCTGATCCAGAGCTATTGCCATTCCTGCCTCAATTCCTTCAGAGTAAGTCACTTTTCATTCCTCCAAAAAACCATTTATCAAATTTTGCGTTATTGAATGATTCGCTTGCTTCTCTTGCTGCTACCCAAAGTGCGTCTGCTTCATCTTCTTGATACGCTGCCAGGCAAACTAATAGGTCATCTAGCTCTGTAATAAAGTTCATATTAGTAATTCCAAGGAATTGCGTTTGCTGTTTTTGCTGCTTGTTTTGCTTCTGGCTTTGTAGCGTATGCAGTTTCACTAACAACGTATTCGTTTGTAATTGCAGCACTACGCGACAAAATTAACATCCATTGTTTGTTGCGGCCTTTGTATATATGTGCGTACATTTCTTTCCTTTTCGTTGTTTGTTGGTATGACTGAACTATAGCGACATACGTTATTCGCTGCAAGAAATACTTTTCTATGAATATTTGTTCATCGATAGAAACAATCAATGACACAATACTAGGAATAGCTGCATAATTAAATCCAGCAACAAACGGAGATTTTTATGAGTTTATGGCGCAAAAGGAGAATAAAAATGCAAGAATTAGCTAGATGTTCGGATTGTGGCTGGATTGGTGACGCAGAAGATGTAGAGATAGGAATTTGCGATATGGTGTTTGCTGATCCTGTTGATATTTGCCCTGAATGTGGAAATCCAGATTGCATAGCACCATACGAGAAGATTAAATAATGGACTTACCAAAAAAAGATAGTCGCAGATACCAGATTTGTGTGGCTTTTGCTAATTCTGGCACGATGACATTACATAGTGTAGTAGAGGAATACGGTCTATTCGGCTTTAAAGACAAGAAGCGGCTTTCATCTGAGATGAACTACTTATGCACTATTGGCTGTATTAAGAAGCTCAAAGAGGCTTATATGCCTACCTATGAGCTACGGTTAGCAGTGCAATCGTTTGATAAGCCTGGTCTGGTTAAGCCACGCGAAGCAGTCCCATTTCGGGAGCTGTCTGACAAGTTTATGTTGCCGAAGGTTAGCCCACGAGGTGATCCACTCAGGGAAATTTCATACATTGGTTTAGGAGCAAGCATTGCAGATCATGTCTACCGCTTCTAAAAAGCCGATTCCTGACTATGTTTTTAAACAAAAAGCGTGTCCAGGATGCAAGAGAACAAGATCAGAAAAGAACTTTGAAGGTGGTGATCTATGTAGGATTTGCGTACTTAGAAAAGTTCAGATATAGTTTATAAATCGTGTCGTACTTGGCGGTGCGATATGGAATGGCTAGGGTAGCTCCCGAAAAGACGATTCGTTACCGTCCTGCCAGTTCCTTCTACTGTAACGGCTACCAATAACGTGAGGTACAAATGAAACTTGTTCCAAAGAACTGGACTATTTTCCAGCATTACAAAGATCGCTGCCCACCTTGGGTAAAGCTGCATCGAGAATTACTAAATGATAAACAATTTATGTGCTTGCCTGTTGCTAGCAAAGCGCTAGCACCTTTACTTTGGCTGCTTGCAAGTGAGTCTAAAACAGGTGAGTTTGATGGATCTATAGAAGAACTTGTCTTTAGATTAAGATTCACTGCTAAGGAAGTTGAGTCTGGACTTAAACCATTGATTGATAAGGGATTTTTCCTGAGTGCTAGCGGAGTGCTAGCGGACTGCTTGCAAGGTGCTAGACCAGAGACAGAGGGAGAGAGAGAGGAGAGGGAGAGACAGAAGCAGTTAGCGCAAGATGTAAAACTTGGCTTTATTGAGTTTTGGAAATGTTATCCAAAAAAGATAGCAAAGCCAAATGCAGAAAAAGCATGGATGAAGATTGCTCCAGATGTTGATTTAACGAAAAGAATAATTCATGCTGTTTCTGAACAAAAACTTTTTGAGCGTGAAGAACAATTTATTCCTCATCCTGCGACTTGGCTTAATGCTAGACGTTGGGAAGATGATTTAACGGTAGGAAAATCTAACAATGGCTTGAAGTATTGGGAGAAGGGATACCAATCATGAAAGGCCATGTAGAACTACTCAAGCTGCGTATGCAGGGTTTAAAGCCAAGAGGCTTGTGGGTGTGTTACGGACATGATCCGCTAAAGGGCTGGAACACTTGGTCTAAGGCTGGAGACACATTGGCGTTTCCTGAAATTGAGATATTGCCGATAGAAAATATCAATCAACTAGACTTGCGGTTTGCTGTAGGCTTGACAGTACACATTGCAAGCAACGAAAACATTACAAAACTAAAGAAAATTCATAACGCTTTTGTTTCTGCAAAGGCTAAATCGGTTTTCGTATCCTCTAAAAAATGCTTAATCTTACCTTCAGGGAGCGTATTAGATGACTATGTTCCTGCGTGAAGATATTGATTTTTCAGCCTACTTACGGGCTACAGACCTAAAGCAAAACGTCAAGGACGTATCGACATGGGTTGATGAACTTACAGACAATCTTGAAAATCCTGTTATCGAAAAATCTACTCCGATGGAATGGGAGTGTACAAAGAACTTTGCGTTTAGACCTGGTGAGGTAACTGTTTGGGCAGGTTCCAATGGTGGCGGCAAGTCTTTGCTGACAGGCCAAATTGCACTAGGTTTAGTCAAGCGCGGCGAGAAAGTATGCGTTGCGAGCTTTGAGATGAAACCCAAAGTATCGATTAAACGGCTTATAAGGCAGTTTGCAGGCGAAAACGTCGAGCAGTTGGCATCCACACATGGACTACCCTACAAACGCGCCTTATATGACCGTTTTAAGGCTTTTGGTACTGGCAATATCTGGTTCTACGACCAACAGGGTACGGTAACAGCAGATCAGGTTATCTCGATGGCAAGATACTGCGCTGTTGAGTTAGGTGTAACGCATGTATTTATTGATAGCTTGATGAAGTGTGTTGCTGGTGAAGATGACTATAACGGTCAAAAGCGCTTTGTTGATGAGATTACTGCTTTGGCTAGAGATCACAATATCCATGTGCATCTTGTCCACCATATCCGCAAATTGCAGTCTGACGAGTTGATGCCAAACAAAAATGATCTTCGTGGTAGTAGCTCTATCACGGATCAGGTTGACAATGTGTTTATCGTCTGGCGCAATAAGAAAAAAGAGAACGAAGTCAATAAAGGTATGGAGACAGATATGTCTGCGCCTGACATGATTTTAATGAACGAAAAGCAGCGAAACGGAGAGTCTACTGAGTGGTATCACATGTGGTTTCACTTTGAAAGCAGCCAGTTTATTGAGAAATGGCAGGGCTTCCCGAGTGATTTTGACAATAAAGGACGGTTCAGAGGTGCATGAGTTTTTTGAAGAAGAACGACATAGGTGTGAAGTCAGGCAGGTTATCAAATGGCGAGTGCAAGACAGAAACAAAGCAATGGAGTACCTGCAAGCTGTAGCGAGTAAAAGAGGCCAGGATGCAGCGGATAGGTTAAGGAAAGATTCTGCTGAACAATGGGAGCGTAAGAATAGAGGATTAGAGGGAGATTGGAAATGACTGAAAAAGAAGTAATGCAGATGGCGTTGGATTTGGAAAAACTAGCAGATAGATTTAGTGAAGGCTGGCATGCTGGGATTCAAATTGACGCATCAGATGTTATGTTGCTTCTTGATTCCGCTGAAGCACTACGCGCAGCACTAGCGCAGCCTGAACAAGCAGAATGTGACGGCGGGCAGTGTGGTATTGGCGGGTATTGTAAGCAGTGTCCAAAGACGCAGCCTGAGCCGGAGCCGGTGGCGTGGACAGTTAGTGGTTTAATTACCGACTTTTCGCGAGATTTCAGTGCATACCAAACGAAAACATACACGCGACCACTCTACACTGCTCCACCACAGCGCGAATGGCAGGGGCTGACGAATGAGGAATACGAAGCAATGGTAGAACAGTACGTAACTAACTGCTATTTCGACACATTGAAATACGCGAAAGGCATTGAAGCCAAGCTAAAGGAGAAGAACACTTGAGAGCTGCTAGAGTTGACGTAAATCAAAAGCACATTGTCAATTGCTTACGTAAGGAAGGTTATACGGTACAGCACTTGCATAACGTCGGTGAAGGCTGCCCAGACATTTTAGTCGGCTACAAAGGATTAAATATCTTGATGGAGATCAAGGACGGTAGAAAGCCTGAGTCAGAACGAAAGCTCACAGCTCAACAAGTAATCTTTCATAAGATGTGGAAAGGACAAGTTGAGGTTGTCACTAGCCCAGAGCAAGCAATTCTGGCTGTCTTAGCGCATACCAATGGCAAATAACAAAAAGCCACGTAAGAAGCATATTCCTCGTAGAAACATTTTGCCAATGACCATTCGACATAATGCACAGAGTGAGCAGACATTGCAGTTAGTACCGCACACTGAGTTAATGAAGTTCCGTGAAGGTGTAGGCGACGAGATAGGCTGGAATACCATTACAGCTAGATTAAACGTCGGATTAGTGGCTGCATACCAGGCAGACTTTGATCCTGAGTATTACTTGCTAATGGATAGTTTAAAAGCAATTGTTAATGTGCGAGAGAGATTTTTAAATACTGGCCGGTGGGGATTATCTGGTGACGATCTTAAAAGCATTGGCGATGGATTAGTTACTGTTGATAACCTACAGCTATCAATAACAAGAAAGCAATTATCAAAAGCTATTGACTATGTATTTAAAAACGCAGGAGCTTTAGATGATGTTTCTAACTTATACGTGCAAATATGATAAATCCCAATGAGGCAATAGATTACATAATCAAGCATTCACAGGCTTATGCTAAAGCTAAAGCTCAAGTTACTTACTTGACTGAGTACCGCAAGACTAAGAAAGCTATTTGTTTCCAATCAAGCCCACGTACAACAATGGCAGAGAAAGAAGCCGATGCTTATGCTCATCCAGAGTACCAGGCTGTATTGGAAGGTCTTAGGGAGGCCGTAGAGGAGGCTGAGAGGCTTCGCTGGATGCTGATAGCAGCACAGGCTAGGGTAGATGTTTGGAGATCGTATGAAGCCTCTAATCGCAGCATAGATAAAAGGACAATGTAATGGATAAAAATGTACAGCAAGTTAGACAAAAGCTGGCAGATCGAGCTGAGTTCGGCATGATGAAATACGGTGTCAGCACAGAGCGTACAGACTTATCTGCAAAGCAATGGCTTATTCATGCACAAGAGGAAGCGATGGATTTAGCTGTCTACCTGCAAAGATTAATTGATGACATGAATGACTAAAGACGAAAAGAAATATTTGTCGAAACTGGTAGACATTGGCTGTATAATTTGCTATAGGAATGGCTATCCTCAGACACCGGCAGAAGTGCATCATGTTCGGGGATTGGGGTTAGGAATGGGGGTAAGAAGTGGGCATTACGACACTATCCCACTTTGCCCAAGCCACCACAGAGGTAATGATGGGTATCACGGCATGGGTCGCAAAGCCTTTGAACGGAAGTACCAGATAACCGAAATTGACTTACTTGTACAAGTTAAGGGGTTGCTAAATGAAAAAGACGAAAGCTGAAAAGAAGGTCAGTAAGGTAATGACTGAGTTTAAGGGTGGAACATTGCACTCAGGCAAAGGCGGCCCTGTAGTAAAGAATCCTAAGCAAGCTATCGCAATTGCATTATCAGAGGCAAAAATTGCCAAGAAAGGGAAGAAAAAATGAAAGGTTTAAAAAGCTGCGGTAAATGCAAGGGCGGTGAGTGCAAAGGCGGTAAGAATTGCATGAGGGAAGAAAAAGAAGAAAGCATGGAGCATTCCGGTAAAAATGGTAAAAAAGGCATGACTGTAGCGATTATGGTTGCTATGCCTAAACGTGGCTCGCGTACTGCTACAAGCAAAGCTAAGAAAAAATGAGTCATCAAAGCCAGCTAGATTTTGTGGCAGGTATAAAAGCTAGATTCCCTGATTACTTTACCGACAAGAAGGTATTAGAAATTGGCTCTCTTGACATCAATGGCTCTATTCGTACCTTTTTTGATACTACTAGCTATATTGGCGTTGATGTTGGAGAGGGTCGTGGAGTTGACGTTGTAGCCAGGGGAGAGGATTTAGTATTTCCTGAGAGCTACTTCGATGTAGTGGCAAGCTGTGAATGTTTTGAGCATAACGAACAATGGGTTAAAACCTTTGAGAATATGGTCAGAATGGCTAACGGATTAGTATTTTTTAGTTGCGCTACTACTGGGAGGCCTGAGCATGGAACCAGCAGGACTAGCAGGGCTGACAATCCTTTTCTTGGCGATTATTATCTTAACTTAACAGAGCAAGACTTTAGAGATAAGTGCGATTTAAGCAAGTTTGAGCAATACGAATTCTCGACTAATGACTCACCTGCTGATCTTTACTTCTGGGGCTTATGCAAGCAATCGTGATATGCAGTACAGGGAATGTTGGCTTAACGGTACTGGTAACTGCTTTAGAGGTCTATGCACCTCATATACCAGTGTACATAAGCTGCAATACGCCTAAATGTTTCGGCAAGCACATAAAGATAATTCCGAACATGGAGTCTAACTTTGGTGATGCCTATAATGTAGCTACAGACTATGCGTTTGCTCAAGGATATGATTCTGTAATCTTGGCTAATGATGATGTAGTACCTACACCTAGCACTATTACTAAAATGGCAGTAGATTGGGATTTGCTAAAGAACGCAGGGTATAAGGTTGGCTTCTTGGGTACTAGGTCAGACTTTGTATTGCCTGAGCAGAATATACGTTATCCTATCGTCGATGATGACTTTGTAGGTTTACGCTATCGAAGCGAGGGATTTATAAAGAAGGCACAGACTATTGCGCCTATCTTTGCGTCGGTATCAAAAAAAGCATGGAAAGCAGCTAAGTTTCCAAGCGTAAACTGGTATTCTGATAACATTATCTGCGATGACATGACTAAGGCTGGCTTCACGCATTGGGTGAGTAGAGGTTATGTGCATCACGCAGGAAGCCAGACAGTAGGCGATGACTTCGCTAAATGTCATGAGGATAGTAGGGCATGGATACGGCAGAATAGGCCGGATGTGTACGATACGTATTACTAAGGATTGTTATGGGATTACTAGATAGCGTTATTGAGGCAGCAAAGCAGCAATATCAGACAACTAAGCGTGGTTTTGGTCTGCTGGCTAGTAATCCACAGCAATTCGCACAAGAGGCTACAACTAGATACTTCCCTACTAAGGAAGAAGAAGCCCAGTTTGCACAGGCTCAAGCTGCTGGCGGTGACTATACGCAGACGCCATATTATCAAAAAGTAATAAATCTTAGCCAGTTCCAAGGAAGCATAAAGCCTACAGGATTACTTAATGCTCCTATGATTGAGCAGCCATCACTTAATCAGAATGTATCTAAACCAGTAAATTTACAAGCATTGGCAAATGAAGCAATGTTGGAATTAAGGGCTAATCCTAATGCTATAAATAAACAAAAATATTTAAATGCAAAAGAAAAAGCAAATCAAGAATTTGTTTCTTTAAGAGATGCCCCTGAAGTTGCTAAAGTAACCACAGAAATACAAGATTATAAAGGGCAACATACTGCTCCTATGAAAGATAGCGGAAAACCTTTATGGGATTTAACTGGTATATATCCAGATGACTTTTATAGTTCACAAGGTGCTAGGTACTATGGTCATGGTGAGGATTTAGCAAGAGATTCGCGTATAGTTTCACAAATACAATCTTTTAAAGGTCATCCTGATAGGCCAGTAACTATTTATAGAGCGGTTCCAAAAGACATAGAAAAAGGAAAATCTTTAAATGCCGGAGATTGGATTACAACAGATAGACAATATGCAAAAGAACATGGAGAAAGTGCATTAGGTGGAAATTATAAAATTATCAAAAAAACAGTAAAAGCTAGAGATATTTATACTAATGGTGATTCTATCTATGAGTTTGGATATGATCCTCAACCATTCATACCAAAATCGCAACGATAAATATGCAACAGCATGACACCTGAAAGGTAATGCAAAAATGGAAACAGAAATCACCAAAGTGCAGGAAGATGCACGAATAGCTAATCTTACTAACATGGGTAAGGGTAGGACTAAGGGAGTACCTAACAAGAGTACGCAGATAGTTAGGGAAGCCATTGCTAATCTACTAGAGCGCAATGCTCCGAACATGGATCGTTGGCTCAATGAAGTAGCGCAAGAAGATCCGTATAAGGCACTAGACTTGATGAACAAGCTCAGTGAGTACCATATACCTAAGTTGGCTAGGACAGAGGTAACAGGCGCAGATGGTGGAGCGCAACAGCACGTGGTCACATGGCAGAAATAGTAATTCCGTATCAGCCTAGGGAGCCTCAGCTACAGATGCATGAGGCAATGGACGGCACTAGATTCGCTGTAGTTGTAGCTCATCGTCGCATGGGTAAGACTGTAGCGGCCATTAACCACTTGATTAAGTCTGCCGTAGAGTGCGACAAGGATGAACCGAGGTTCGCTTACATTGCGCCTACTTACGGCCAGGCTAAGAGGGTGGCATGGGATTACTTAACCAAATTCACAAGGCCACTAAATGCAACTCACAACATTTCTGAACTCAGGGCTGACTTCTGGGGACGCCGCATTAGTCTTTATGGTAGCGACAATCCTGATAGCTTGCGTGGTCAATACTTCGATGGAGTTATATTGGATGAGATCGGAGACCAAGACCCGAAAATATGGAATGAGATTATCCGGCCAGCTCTGTCTGATCGCCTTGGTTGGTGTATGTTCGTGGGTACTCCTAAAGGGCGAAACCACTTTGCTGACCTAAGAGATAGAGCTGACAGTGCTGATGATTGGAAGCTGCTAGAGTTTAAAGCCAGTGAGACCAAGATTCTGCCTGAGTCTGAGCTTGATTCTGCCCGTAAGGAGATGGGTGACGACAAGTATAACCAAGAGTTTGAGTGTTCATTTAACGCTGCGGTAGAGGGTAGCTACTATGGTCAGATCATCAATACTATCGAGGAAAAAGGCCATGTCACCCGTATTGAGCGCGATGATCTTTGCCGGTCTTTTGTTGCTTGGGATCTCGGCATGGGCGATTCTACTTGTCTATGGGTGGCTCAATTGGTTGGCAAAGAGGTGCGGCTTATTGACTGCGTCGAAAACCACGGACAAGGTTTGGACTGGTATGTACGCTGGCTGCAAGACAATGACTATGCGCGGTGGGAGCAGTTCTTACCGCATGACGTTGAGGTTAGGGAACTTGGAACGGGAAGGTCTCGCAAAGAAGTACTCATGGAAGCAGGACTGAATATCACTGTTGCGCCTAGATTGTCTGTTGCTGACGGTATTCAGGCTGTCAGACGCTTGCTTCCTCGATGCTGGTTTGACCCAAAGACTAAGCCTGGCCTTGATGCTTTACGCAACTACAGGCGTGAGCATGACGAGAAACGCAATGTATTCTATGAGAAACCCTTGCATGATTGGGCATCACACTACTCAGATAGCTTCAGATATCTAGCGATTTCGCTTGACGAAGGTACTGATTCGTGGTCGTCAAAGTTGCCAAATAACGTGCAATGGGTTGTATAATTGGAAAAATTCTAGGGGTAGCTTATGCAGTCAGAAGAAATTAAAGCAATTGTTGAGGCAGAGATTGATAACTCCATTGGCTTTATTGACTCTGAGACTACAGACCAGCGTCAAAAGGCGCTTGAATACTACCTGCGTGACCCGTATGGCAATGAGCAAGAAGGTCGCAGCCAGATCGTTACAGGTGAGGTAGCCGAAGCTGTCGATGGAGCATTGCCACAGCTAATCCGTGTATTCACCACGACAGAAGATATTGTCTTATTTGAGCCACAATCTGCTGGTGATGAAGAAGCTGCCAAACAGGCAACTCAGTACTGTAACTGGGTATTCTATCGGGACAATCCTGGCTTCCTGATCCTACACAATTGGTTTAAAGACGCGCTACTGCAAAAGACCGGCGTTGTTAAGGCTTATTGGGACGCTAAAGAAGATGTCACTAAGGAGTCTTACAAGAACCTTACGGATGACGAGCTTGCTTTATTGCTATCAGACGAATCATTAGAGATCGTCAAGCAGAAGTCTGAGGTCGTTGACATGTCTGGCATGCCTATCATGCTGCACAATGTGACGATCAAGAAGGTCAAGAACAAAGGCCAGGTCGTTATTGAGAATGTACCGCCTGAAGAATTCCTAATTAGCAAGAACGCCAAGACTATTGCAGATAGTCCATTCACAGCACATCGTCGTCTAGTGCCACGGTCTGAGCTTATTGAGATGGGTTACGATAAAGATATCATCGATAACCTGCCTACTTACGATGACTTAGAGTTCTCTCCTGAGCGCATTGCTCGATTCGACCAGGGTGAACAACCGGATGATGAGAGCCTTGACCCGTCAATGCAGCGTCTTGAGGTGTATGAGTGCTATATCTACCTAGACGTTAATGATGATGGCATTGCAGAGTTGCGTCGTATTGTCTATTGCGGCAGTGAGATTCTTAGCGACGAAGAAACAGATGTAACGCCATTCCATGCTATCTGCCCTATTCCTATTCCTCACAAGTTCTTTGGTCAGTCACTTGCTGATCGCACTATGGACATCCAGTTAATCAAGTCTACGGTCACCCGTCAGATGCTTGATAACATTTACTTAACAAACAATGCTCGAATGGGTGCGGTTGACGGTCAGGTAAACATTGACGACCTGCTAAACGCTACGCCTGGCGGTGTGATTCGGATGAAGAACCCTAATGCTATCGTGCCGATTCAAGTGCCTAGCGTTACGGCTCAAGCCTTTCCAATTCTGGAATACATGGACAGCGTGCAAGCCAAGCGTACAGGTGTATCTGACGCTCAACAGGGTTTGAATCCTGACATCCTGAGCAATGTAACGGCTGCTGCGGTAGCTGCAATGACACAAGCCAGCACTGGCAAGCTAGAGTTGATTGCTCGTATCTTTGCTGAGACAGGCGTTAAATCGCTGTTCCAGGGGATTCTTGGCCTGGTTGGTAAGTATCAAGACAAGCCACGGATGCTGCGTATTGCCGGCAAGTATGTGCCGTTTGATCCGCGTACATGGGCTAATCAGTTTGACGTATCTATTAACGTCGGCCTTGGTTCTGGTAACCGTGAGCAGCAGTTAGCAATGTTGCAAATGGTTCTACAAAAGCAAGAGCAGATATTGCAGCAGTATGGCCCAGGCAATCCATTGGTGACTGTTGGCCAGTACCGCAACACGTTAGCTAAGTTCATTGAGGCTGCTGGCTTTAAGGATGCTGACCAGTTCATGAACCAGATCACGCCTGAGATTGAGGCGCAACTTGCTGCTCCTAAACCACCATCACCTGATTCGCAAGCTGAGTTCGCTAAGATGATGGCGCAGGTTGAGCAGGAAAAGGCTCAGGTAGCACGTGAGAAAACGCAGGCTATGTCGCAGATTGATGCGG